CACCACCACCACCAGCTCCTGGTGCTGGTGCATCTCCCCAATACGATGCTGCGCCAACAACACCGGTCATGCATGCACCAACGTTGATAATACCTCCATAACCACCTGTTAATACGTGCCCTGTTGCTACATATTGACTACCTGTATTAATAGTACCTTCTCCGTGTAACGGTATTGAACCCGGAGACGTCCGGCCGCCGTTTGAAACAGCAAGGTTACTACCCCCCTGGCTTATTAAGCTTTGGTTGCCGTTAGTATTAATACCTGTTGGGTTAGCTCCAACAGTAACACTAAAAACAGTTCCTGCTGGTGCTGATAAATAACCGGTTACAGTTGCCGCAGCCCCTCCCGGCTTATTACCACCGGTGGCACCAGTTCCTGTAACATAAAATTTAGCAAACTCAATTCCATCAGGCATTTGAAACCCACTTGCAAATGTGCCAGGTGTAGTGAGAACACATATACCTGGTATCGGTCGCTGAATTTTAAAATCACCGCTTAGTGGGTTAAATACTGTACCGGTAATATTTTCGCTGTTAACAAATGCAGATAGGTTCTTACTAATTGTAAATGTTGGGCTAGTTACACCACCAACTGCCTTTATTATAAACAATGTACCGGTTGCAGACAATAACGACGATTGACTAGAGAGGTTGTTACTAGTAGTTACTTGATATAATGTACTGTTAAACGGATCATCAGATCCATATAATGCCTTACTTGTAAAATCAGGTACTTTAAAGCTAGAAACAGTACCACCGTATTGTGTAGTTATAATTGCTGATAGCTCGGGGTAAGCTGCGTTATCTACCTCTCTACCATCACACGGTAACCACCCATTTGGGAAGTGTGAATTACCAGCAGTTGACACATAAGGTACTATAGTACCAACGGGTATTAAAGCTGCTGTAGTTGGTGCTACCCCGGATGTTATAATATTAGGATAACTCCATTTAAGATCACCGGCAGCGTTAGATTCTAAGAAGGTGTTACTTGATGGCGCGCCCCCAGGGAATGTATAATCGATTTTATTAATTTTTAATTTTGAAGGTAGAGTAAAGTAGTCCGCAGCATCAGTAGATGCTTGATCAATCCGATTAGTTACTATAGTACTACTAAGAGTAATGCGATTTGAACTATCTAAGGTTAACCCTACACCGAAAGCATCTGCAGAAAAATTACCAGCGGATAATGTGCCAACTGTGACCCCAGCAGAAACATCTACTGTTATAGTTTCATTTCCAGCGCTATTATTAGTCGCGACTTGTAACCAATCTGTACCCCGTGTTCCTGTTCCAGATATACATACAAAATAGCAGTAATTGTCTGTATCGTATGCATAGTCACCAATCTCCACCGGCGCCAGGGTTGTTAGGTTTACAGCTCTACCTTTATATTTGTTTCCTATTAAGTTACCACCTACTGTTGTACCATCACCAATAAACAGCCTTTTGGTATCTGTTGTATAGCCCATTTCACCGCTATCTAGTGTAAGTTGTAGTCTATCATAGTCGGTGCCTCTCCTAACTAGGAGTTTTAATAATGTGTTTTCTAGAATTTCGATACCCATTGTCTTATATATTTAATTTACCAGTTGTATACAGGAATTGCAAACCTATCAAAAGGCTCGTTACAGTCATTTCTGGCTGCTCCAGATAATGCAAACCTTATAAATCCTGCTGAGCTTAACCTTGTGGTGGCACCGTTACAATCTCTAGCCTCATACACCTTCTGGTCGTACATTCCTTGATATCCTCTCGATACTTGGTTTGGAGCTCCATTAAACATGTTATTGTTACCCTCTACTGTAGTGTACCTAATAATAAAATTAAATCCTTGCGCACTTAGTGAAGCAGTACCATTGTCTGTTGTAGCACCGCTTAAGTAGTATGTTGTAGAATCCGGAGCACCTGCATCTGAACCATATAGTAGTACATTACCGCCGGTTAGCTGAGGCACCCTAAAGAAGTTTCCACCTGGTGATGGATATCCATTAGTTGTGTCATACCTATTACCAATAACATCATATAATTCTCTATAATTCGAATCTACAGTAGAAGAATATATGTTACCATCACAAAGTAAGTAACCATCAGGAATAACTGTAAAGGCACGTGCATGAGGTAATATGGTTCCTATAGGCACATCGTTTCCAGAACTAGCACCTGATAGACCGGTAGCTGTTACAACATCATAAATGGAACTTGCCATTCCATTTATAATTCCGTTAGATATGTTTAAGAATGGAAACTCATTACCAGACATAGCATTAATGTTAGTCGTAAATCCATTAGCTATAGAAAGAACACCACTATTGGACAGAGTTAGAGAGGTATCTACTTGTTGAAATAAAGCTTCTAATTGCTCTGTATTGCTATTTAATTGTAACCCAGCGCCTATAGAATAAGGATCGAAACTAGAAAACATAACATTCTTCGTACCTGTGCCTTTTAATTGTAAAACTCCATTAGGGTTAAATTGAAATTGACCAGTGTCTGCTGTTATTACGATTGGCTCTCCGTTTCCACCAGAGAGACCGCTAGAGAGAGCTGTATTAAGAATTTCTCTCTCACCGATTACATTCTGTTTAACACTAATCTTTTCGGAAGATATTTCAAAGAAAACTGTACTCGAATCCACCGCAATAGTATCACCTACTTTTGCAATACCATCACCAAATATAGCGCTAGCAAATTCACTCGTATCTAAAGAACTCTTAGCTACTATTAAAGTATTACTCGCTCCAAAGTCTAAAGTTGATCCTGGTACATTTCCCACATATGCAAACCCGGAAAGCGTAGTATCATAGTTAGAGCCTGATAATATATATAATTTATTACTCGCGTATCCTATATCACCTACTTCGAGCCCTTCTACAGTACCCAAACTAGCATCTAAATTAAATGGTCCAACGTTTAAATTACTTACTGCTCTCGCTCCTACGGTCGCACCGTCACCAATATATAATCGTCTAGTATCGAGAGTGTATCCTAGCTCACCTTGATCGAGTACAATAGACCTTAGCTGTTCGAGAGTACCTCGTCTTACTTTTAATTTTACTATATTTACCTCTGCCATTTTTTAAATTGTTGTGATTATTCCGGAGCCCCGCCGTTGCCTAAGGAACTGCCTGCGGTGGTGGGCCAATGTCAACGAAGTCGAAAGGCACTCGTCGCCATATATAAACTCCATAACTCATCGGTGATATACTAAACGCCTGGTTGGCGCCTACTTCCGAAAGCGTCTGTGCTATTGGTTGTGTTGCAGGAAACGCATAAATTGGAGGGCCCGTACCTCGCCCAGTTGGATTCGGAACCTGGCCACCGTCTATAGGCCCAATAAAAGGGTACCCACCAGTCGCCGTAGTAGATGTCCAAGTTACAACGTTACCAAACCCAGCGTTCTCCGCCGGTACATGTGTATGTTTCGGAAGTTGCGATTCAATAAGAGATACTTCAGACAGGTATCCAGACGAGCCACCGGGGTTGTATCCTGCACTATACGCGCCATAATCATAACTTGGATTACCAACGCCGCCGTCATCCGCGGCCGATGGGGCACTAACTACAAATCTCCCCCCAGCAACTGGTACCCATCTAGTACCTGGAATTCGATTCTCAGGATTAACATTATCTATTGTCATCTGAATTGAACCAATCGGGAAAAACATATCAATTAAACTAGTAATCTGTGGATTCCCTTCACCGTCGACCTTCTGCTCCACATGTTGCTCTGGGAGAGCAACATTATTAGCTATTACCTGTGTACCGCTTAAAGTGAATCCGGTAATATTACCAGATCCGTCATAAACATCCCTCCTAGGTGGGTTCGTATAAAGACCACCACCACTTAAATGAAGCAACGACGTATACGTGTCTGATATAAATTCATTTTGTAAGCTAGCTGACATATTATTATTTATTCTAGTTATTCAAAATACTATCTAGTACGTTCTTTTGAAGGGTATATAAACTATTAAAAACACGAGATACTACATTATAATTAATTTCTTCATTTTCATGAAATTCAAAATCTCTAAACTCTAGGTTAATATTTGGGTATGATGTATATTTACTAAGTACAGGGACACCTTCTACAGTAGTACCAGTTATTATTGATGCTAGGTTCACGTAAATTTTTAATACATCCTTTAAAATAGATTCCATTTCACTATTCAGTGAGATCCCTAAACTCGACTCACAGCCTAACTCTCTATCATATGTATTTGCTAAATCTAAAGGTAAAATATTATCGTATATTAACTTAGTAGATTTAGATAGATACAAACGACCTACGTTTTGGAACAGGTAGTATAAATTACCGTTATTCTCTTCCATTAAAAAATTAATATAATTAAAATAGTTAGAAGGGAGACCATTACTATTCCAGACCGTTCTACTATAGCCAAATCGCTCTTCAACAAACCCGAAAAATGAATTCGGTAAAAACTGTATGTTAGATGCGCTGAAAAATCCAGCAGGGTACTGTGGGTTACTTATAAACCTCGTTGTAGCCGACCCATTATCTTGAAGTATAAACATATTAGAGTCATTGTCTGAAAATTTAATAGTGGTTTTTATCTCTGAAGACCTATAAAATAAACTATTAGGTTCGTACCTTCTAACTATACTGGGCGCTATATTTAAACCAAGTTTAAAGTCTTCGACCAAGTCTGAATCTACATGATATACGTTAAATGGGTTGAAATTTCGATCCTTGCGGGTTAACTGCCCATTGTTTATAACTCCCACGGTTTCTGACAATGGTGTCAGCGGGTTAGTTAAAACTAATACAGAATCATCAGTATCCCTTATATCAAAGTCGATTATAGTTTCGTTACTAGTAAACGGACTTATAGTACCGTAAAATTCATTTGAGTATTTATTAGTAAGCTCTATGCCTATCATACCTGTAGCTGGATTTAATACAACTAAAGCACCCTTGAGGTCATTTCCAATTTTAAAATTACCCCGTATGACTTCCTTATCAAAATTAAAGATATCTTTAATTTTCCACTCACCACAGGTATTATAAAAACTAAAATCGTACCCTATTAAACTATCCGCACCGGTACGTGGATCTTTACCTAGGTTATATAACGTATCCGTGTTATTGTCATAAGTTAATGTAGTATTCGGCGGTATAGCATCACTAATATCGTCCCTAAAGGTAAAGGGGCTATTCTTCGCAAAGCTTCCGGAAAAGGCTAAAGTTTCAGTTGAGGTAACAGTAAAATAATTAAAAGTGTGGTCTCTGTTTACTACCATAGTAGAGCTTGTAGTTCCATCTAATTTATCGATTCCTATTAACTTACTTGGCACCAAATTAGGTGGGACAAAGCTGCCGTCAGAGTTTAGATTTATAGATTCAAACGGCAACACATTTATAGCATTTAGATTGGGTTTAGCCAGATTAACATGATCGGTTTTTGATTCACTCAAACTGGATAATGCTAATAGGAAACTATCACCATCCATATTGTTGGATTGAAAATTAATAATTTGAGGATTAGAGACAATGTTTAATGCATATAAGTTTAAGTTGTTGTCGTTTAATATATCTAGATTAGTATTTATAAATGACTGGTCAATAATATCTTTTGGTGATATATGAGGCTTTGTAATAATTTCATTAAATCTAGGTACTTGTACAGTTCTATCAAATTCCTTTTCTGCTAAAAATGCATTACCTATAAAAGTCCCTTTGGAACTTAGAGGTGTAGAGGTTGGTGTAAGCGATTTGCCTGAAAAAGCTCTACCATTTATAACATTAAAAAGTCCTGTATACTCTCCACCACTTAAAGTAAACGATTCACCTGAAGTATATTTAAAATAAGATATCATTTGTAATTTATAAAGTTAACATCATTAATAGTGGTAGTTTCAGGTAAAGAAGATGTAATATTATTAAGAATCATAGTTTTAACTTCTTCTGTAATGCTACTATCTTGTATATTTAAATTTTTTACATTTATATCAACTACATTGCTTCTGTGCTTTAAATTAGTTCCTATAGAATTTACTGTGGTTATTGTATCTGTTAGGTTGCGCTGACCACAAGGAAGAGATATTGTTATATCTTGTATTTCATTTAGATTTTGCATAAACACTGCTGCTACTTCTTCTTCTTCAGATAATGGAGAAGTTGTTAGATATATATCATCAATATATATATTATCCTCTTGATTAACTCTTACTACATTTTCTATTAATCTATCACCACCAATTATCTCTATTATACCAAACAGAATCATCTTGTTTAACATTTGATACGCCTTAATATTAAAAGCATACACAACTTCAGAGTTTATATAGAGCTTACAAGTACCTCTTATAGCATCAAACGATAAAAATACTGTATTAGTAACATAAGGATTAAGAGAGATCGTTTTACTCCGGGTATTAACAGTAGGCGGCTCTGGTGAATTATCAAAAAGATTAAAAATAAAATCTAACTCACCATTCGCTTTTTTATTCAATTCAAAGCCTCCATTGATTTCATTTCTTCTTGATCTTACAGTAAAATCACCAGCATTACTCATTATGTTAAATCCTAATGCGAATCCACCATTATCGTTTATCACATTAAAGTAATTGTTTACCTGCTCTCTAAGCACAGCACCCTCACAGAAGTTTGTAGTTTCCGTCCTTTCAAGTTCCTCTTTACTAATTCGTTCGTAACGATACCTTTTATTAGCTTCAAATATCAAATCACTCTTCTTATCAAAAATATGTTTTTTCTTTATTGAAGATGTTAAACTACTATTATTTCTTATAAGATCCTCTATTAACGAATCATATGTTACCGCCCACGCGGTGTCGTTAGAAGAGAGAGCTTCTTCTTTAGAGGTTAAGTCGGGGTAAAAATACCGATCTACCCAAACACCACGCTTTCCTATACCTCCGGAGAGCCAAGTACATAGATAGGTTGCATTCTCACTCTTTACCCCATCTTCATCATCAAGTTGATAGACTCTATCTGACAGGAAGGGCTGAGTAAAGCTAAATGCCCCAGAATCAACAAACTTAGTATCATTTATATTAATTTGTGAGAATGGATTTAGAGAAGACGGCGTCATAAAATACGTCTCACCTGATTTTATCCTAACGTTAAAATTATTGTAAACGTAATTAAGTGCTAATCCTTCATTCCTTTCACTATCGATATCAGAAAAGATGCTAGTATACTTTCTTAATCCTTTTACATATAACGGGTTAGTATCACTAGAAGAGAGTAAGTTATTAGATGAAACAAATTCATCAAAGTTATTAGCTATATTTTTTAAATTTAAAACATCAAATTTAAGTTTTGTAGAATTTGACGAAGTATGGAGCAAATAATTAGAGGGTAAATGAAAGTCGCTTTTATCTGTATTTATTTTTGAACCATTTTCATTATATGTAACAAAGGATGTATCATAAGGCGACGGTATACTTAAATCGATCTCACCTCCTAACTTTAAAGCTCTAGCAGTAAAGTAAAATGCATTTGCTCTTGCAACTCCAGCTAAACTCTGCCCTACTAAAGTAGTGCCATTACTTTCAATGATATATTTACTTGTTCTAGTCGACCCGGGATTTACTAATTTAGTAGAAAAGAAGCTTATAAAATCAGTCCCTATATCCAGCCCACCCTTTACTATAGAATATTCTAATCTTGTATCGTCTAATGAAAGTTTATTTTCACCAACAAATAACATCTTTTTTTGTCCATCCACCTCTGCATCATTACTAACCACTAGATAAAATTTAAAGTTGTTTACTATGTATGAAATTCTACATTGATACGTGTTTATTAACTCGATTTCAAAATTATCTGCGTTATTTATATCAGAGGTCACCCCGGGGTAACCATAATATTGTGTATTATAAGAGTCGTTAGTTCTTCT